AGAGTACTTGGACCGCTTGCTACGTTACCAGCTTGATAGACAGTTCCGTTAAGTCCGAAAGCTCCATAGTCTTCTTTCTGAACGCTGCTTGCAGCTCTAGAAAGCCATGTGTCTGCACCATCCTGGTACTGTTGAATGTAGTTGAGGGATCCACCGCCAGGGCCGGCATAGATCGATCCGTTTACAGATACTGCTGATGCACCCTGCAATCCTTGGTTTGTAATCTGAATACATGGAGCAGCTACTGTCCAGTAATTGGTTGCCTCAACATACTTATCAACAGAAGGTTGGTTGGTACCGCTGGCATTAGGACCACTGATAGCATAGCCGTAATTGTTGAGTGCAGCAGCGCCGAATTCACGTCTCGTAGAATTCATGGCTGCTCTGATGTGCCAGTTATTGTTTACATCATTGTATAGTTCAAGGACGTTCTGAGTAGATGAGTTAGCATCTGTAAGCATTCCACCCATGAAGTATCCGTACGTGAGTGTAAAATTTGCAGCGAACTGTTTTCCTGCGCTTAATGAAGCCACAGAACTCCATGTTCCTAACGAGTCGTTGTACTTGTCGGTGCTAGCTAAGATAGTAGAGCTACCATCTTTGCCACCAGCGATATAACCAAAACCGTTCAATACAAAGCCTTCGGCTGGAATGTTAGATCTTATGGTTGTAAGATTACCAGTTTGTAGCCAGATATTTGTATCATCGTAGTATCTGTATGCGGTGTTCAATCCGCCGGGACCATTCAGGCCACCAATGCTATAACCGAAACCGTTCAACGCGAAACCACCGTTGGAGTTGTTAGCTACAGGCAGAGGCATCTTAATCAGCCAATAATCTCCACCGACCTCTTCTTGGTTGAAGGTGAGATTCTTAGAAGTAGTGAATGTATCTTGATAGCCGGAACCAGCTAAGGCTGCTAGAGAACCACCTCTTTGAGAAGCGCTAAGTGCACCAGCTCCACCAGAGCCAGATGCTTCGTTAGATATATCCCACGTACCAATGCTAGTGCCATTTGCTACAACCCTAAATGTAGATTGACTGTTAGCTGAGATGGCTAGAGCAAGAGTTCCACCATTGAAGTTAACGGTGACAACGCCGGTTGACCTGTTTAGGATGACAAACTTCATGCCGACTGGGCATGTGGTTGTATCGGGGAGGACTACAGTTTGAGTGGTAGTACCAGTGAACTCTTGATAAGTGATCGAGTTATTGACAAGGGTCGTCGTACCGGCAGAAGTTGCCGTAGTAGTGATCCTCTCAATGAGCGAGCCGTATTTTCCAAAACCCATCTATTCGATTCCTTATCCGTGCTCTTAACACCAGATCGATATAGTCTATTTTACTATGTCTTAAGCATAACCCATAGCTTGATACGAAATTACGTAGTTGCTAGAGTCGACTCCATCGTTCCACTCTACTGTGAAGGTAGAGTTCGTTTTATTGGTTACAACCACGGTCATAAACTGAGGGAATGGATCTGTGACATCCTGGAGCATGGCCATAACTGTGTAGCTGGTGCTGCTGAAAGGTATGTTGAGTGTAACCGTCAAGCTGTCAGCACCGAAAGGCACGACTGCCTCACCCATAGCAGCCACGTTTCCAGCGACTATATAATCTATGGCGTAGTTACCTGAGTCAGTAGGGGCATTCCATTGAACGGTGAAGCCGTTAACGGTCTTGTTGGTGACAATGACCTGCTGATACTGAGGATCTGGGTCGACAAGATTCACCATATCCACGAGCACGTCGTAGACTGGGCTTGTAACCGGGGTACTGAATGTTACAGTGATAGATGTGGCATTAGAGGAGATAGGAGCTTCGCCAGCGCGCGAATTGTTCGGTCCTGAGCCTGAGCCAAGGTCCTGCCAAGCACCAGCCTGGAAGATTCTAAATCTGTCCAGAACTTCGTTATAGTAAATATCCCCATCTGTACCTGCGGGATCTCCGCCACCGTACTCTGCCTGAGGATCAAGGGTGATACCCCTGTTGATCTTGAAAAAATTAGCCGACATTGTCCTATCCCTTAAAGTTCACATTTCCCTAAAAAGGTATAGCTATATCTTATCACTTAAAAGTCTTAAACGTTAGGAACAGCGATATACTCTAATACGTAGTTTGCTGAGTCAGTATTGGCATTCCAGGTCACAGTGAAGCCTGTAGCACTCTTGGCCGTGATCTCTAGGGGCTGGAACTGAGGGAATGCATCTGTGACGTTCTTCATGTTCACAGTGAGTCCATAGCTAGTTGTACCTAGTGTAGAGCTGAATGTAACAGCCTGGCTAGTGGTACCGCTAGAGATAGCCTGTTGGCCCGCCCTACCGCTGAAGCCTGTTACAGCAGCCCAACTCAGAACGCCTGAGCCGTTATTCTGCAGAAACGTCGTACCGACGCTTTGAGCAGCTGGCCAGGTAATGGAGTATGGGGTCACTGTAGAACCGGCGTTCATGGTGATTGCACCAGAGACAGTACCGTTTAGAAGAAGTGAAGGAGTAGCAATAGACGTACTAAAGGTCTTAGCGCCGGCAAATGTCTGAGTGGTGATATTCACCATGCCAGGCACTAGGGCCGTTGCGCTCTGAGCGAACAACTGACTTCCTGAGATGACTAGACCGTTAGCAGAGCCTGCCTGCCCGTCGAATGTTCCGATAGTGTTTACAGGATAGGTAGTGACATCCCATACACCTGCGGAGGTTCCGTTATTGATAAGTGTAAAGGTGACTTGTGAACCACCGGGTAGCGTTGCAGCTAGCGAGCCACCGTTGAAGTTAACGGTTACTACTCCTGTAGACCTGTTCATCACAGTGTACTGAGTACCGTTGAATAACGTTGTGGCATTAGGAAGAACTACAGTTTGAGTAGTCGTTCCTGTAAACTGTTGTCTTGAGGCACTTGCTACTGTAAGCGTGGTCGTGCCAGCTGCAGTAGCAGTAGTGAAGACATTCTCAATAAGGTTGTTTATCTGTGTATTCGCATTGGTATCGCGCGACATCACAGTGGATGCGGTAGGTGCAGCTGTTGCTAACTGCCAACTTAAGTTACCGGAGCCGTCATTCTGTAGCAGTGTCGTGGAGCTAGCCGCACCCTGAGCACTGGGCCATTTGACAGAATATGAGGTGGTTGTGTTCGCTGCCTGTAACGTTATAGCGCCAGAGGTTGACCCGTAGATGATGTAATTGAGGGCATTGATGTTGGTCCATCTAAACGATGCAGAGCCAACGTTGATGCTGTTATCGACGCCAGGGAGCAAACTAGTGTTGATAGCTACGTTTGCTAGATTACTTAAAGCGTTGTTTGAGAAGGTGACGAAGACGCCGTTCTCGTAGAACTGGAATGTGTTCGTGCCACTGTCATAATAGACATCACCGTTTTCAGGCGAGGTAGGCAGCGTCGTTGGCTTAAGCGTTAAGCCATTTCTGATCTTTAAGTAGTTTAGCGCCATGCGATTCCCAATCCTCGCTCAGTGCTGTCGTTATGCTGACAATGTTATTATCGTCTAAATTGCTTAACGTCAGCCCTCATTGTACGGTTTGCACCTTGGTTCGTAGTCGTATACGATACGACAACGTTAGCACCGCTTACAGTTGCTGACCAGATGACTCCGCAATCTGCAGTTTCAGAGTACATATCCGAGATAGACGAGATTACTGTTCCACCATCGTTGGCTACCATTCTCAACGTTCCTACGCGAGTATCAACGTTCGTGGTGCCTGTCTCGATGACGTAAGCAATTTCCTGTCCGGCTGCGCTTGCATAAGCGAACTGGAACACGCCAACAGCTTGAGGACTTGCTTGATTGTCTGTCAAGGTTAGAGAGTCATTATAAGTCTCTACGACTACGTTCGATCCGCTCAAGCCTCTCTTCAAGGCAGCAGAGAAGAGTGATACGGCGCTTGCTGAGCTACTTACGATGAAGCCAGAAGCATCTGTAACTGGGACGATGTTGGCCGTGAGCGCAGCCATCTTGTTGAAGGCGATTGCAGCTGAAGCGTTGATGTCAGCATTCACGATGCTGCCGGTTAGAGCGAGCTTGCTGTAAGCGATCGCTGCAGAGGCAGAGATCTGAGTGTTTGTGATACCGCCAGCCTTAACTTCGAGCTGGTTGCTTCCGTTTACGTCGATGGTTGAGTTATCAACATTAGCAGAGACAACGTTACCAGCGATCTGAACGCCGCTAGTGAAGACGTATGAGAGACCTTGAGAAACCTGTGTGAATACAACTGGGTCAGTACCGATGGTTGTAATGTCATCAGATTCTCTGTAGATGAATCCTGGCATCGTTGCTGAGTCAGGACTGATCTCGATAGTTGCCCATTGAAGCTTAACTGCAGTGTTGGAATCTAGCGTACGAGTGAGGATATAAGGAGTACCACCGCTACCAACCTGCGATACGAAGTAGATACCGTTGTTAGCTGGAGCAGCTTCATTCTTAACTAACAACCTGTCATTTAGAACGAGCGTTACGCCGTCCTGTGCGGGAAGAGCGCCGTTAGCATTACCGGTGAGGGTTGCGCCTACGCCAGCAGTTCCGTTATTATAAGTGTTAGCAGGAAGAGCGCCAGTTGTTGCTGATCTTGCAGTCTCTTTCCAGTTCAAGCCTTGTACGAGGTTATCAACGTAGTTCTTAGATACTAGATCGTTAGGGTTGACTGGCGCGCCGCTGTTCGTGATAACGAAGCCGCCCAAGCTTTGGTTGGCTGAGAACGCGTTAGAACCGTTAGCTAGGATTACTTGTCCGTAGTTGACGCCGTCAGTGGCCACTGTACCTGCAGCAAGATTCGTGATCTTGTTGGAGTTCATGTTCAAAGGATTTGAGTTAATCTCAACGCCTGAGTTGGTCCAAGATAACTGCGTGCTACCGTTAGGGCTTAGCAATGCTCTGTTGAAGACGTCGATGGACGTAAGGCCAGCATTATCCTCCAGAAGAGAGATAAATGCGGAGTTCCAAAATAGGGTAGCAGTACCGATGTTTCTAGCAGTGCTTAGTGGAACTAAGTCCTGGTTGATAGAGGTTGTGCCAGATAGGTTGCTTAACGTCTGGTTGGCGTATGCAAGAGAAGGAATGTCACCAGCTACTAGGGATCTGAAAGTTGGTTGTGCTACGCCGCCTGAGATAGGACCGGCTAGGACTGTGTTAGCAGATTGGTTGGCTAGCGATAGGGAGATCGTGCCAGAGCTTGTGATAGGACTGCCAGAGATCGAGAAGATTGTCGTAGCATCGCCGTCAGCTAGGGATACGCTGGTCACTGTACCGGCAGTTGCCGTTGTTGAGATAACCTGCCACGCCGTACCATTGTAGTAGTGAAGCGTATTTGTAGTCGTATTGTAGTAGAAGTCACCGGCTACAGCTGTACCTGGGTCAGAGGCAGCCTGAGGAGACGTAAATGCAAAGCCGTTTAAGAATACGACTTTACTTCCAAATTTTAACTCATTTGCCATAACTTATCCTCATAAACCTATGCGTATATCTTATCATAGGAATCAACTTAACTCCACTTCCTGATGGAGTACTTAAATGTTCCGTTAAAGCCTGTACTTGTCGACATATACATCACTGCAACGTCAGAACCGACTACGGTAGTCACAAAAGAAACCCCAGTAATGTTAGTCTCAGTATAGTCATCACTCTGTGACGATAGGCTCCCGTCGTTAGCTATTAATAGGCGACCAGTTCTATAGTTGCCGTTTCTTACCACTGAGTACTCTACAACTGCAAATGGGTTAGATACTGCATCATAGCTGAATAGGGCCGCAGGAGCAGATTGGTTGTCTAACATGGTTAGACCAGCTGAGAGTATGCTTGCACGTAGGCCACCTAGGATCATGTCTCCATTAGCGACGTCGATCAAGAAGTTACCGTTGCCGTCTAGCAACCCGCTGTTGTTAAACTGTATAGATTCATTTGGTCCTGCTGCTACAGTGCTTCCACCGCCGCCACCGCTGTAGCTTGGCACGCCATTTGGACCGCCTGGGGTATTTGACCACCTACGGATCATAAGCTTCATCGTTGCATTGCTGCCGGTGCTCGTGCTGTTGTATGTAAGCGAGAAGTTTGCTCCGGATATTGCACCACTGAATTGGATACCACAGGCACCTAGGTAAGCTCCGCTTGTGGTGACATAAGCACTAGTTCCGTCGGATGTAACGTATACAGTACCAGTCTCTCTCGCAGCTCCTCTGTTCAAAGAGTAGTCGATAATCATGTATTCACTACCAGCGTAGGTGATGGTGAACACATCGCCGCCGACCGTATTATCCGCTAATGTTGTCGTAATAAGATTTGACTGTTCCCAATAATCAGCGCCGTTGAAGTATCTAACGTAGTCGTTGAATACCCAGGTTGTACCGTTGAACTTACCGATCTGATCTCTGAAGCCGTTTCCGTCTTCAACCATCACAGTATCGCCATTGCTAGGAGCAGCAGCACCACCGAATGGAAACTGTAGCAACCAACCAGTGATGGTGGTACCAGTACCTTGTGCTGTATAAACTTCGTTGTTGCCAGAAGATAAGTTGGAAAACAATACCCTATCGCCAGCGTTCACCGTAAATCCGTCCTCAGTTACTGTGCCAGTTGGGAGTGTTGTGCTTACTAGATCATAATATGTAACTCTGACAAGCGCTGCTCCACCTGGGATAAGTGGGATAGAACCTTGAACTTCAGTGCCGTTCCATAGGTATAGGCTAGCATCACTGAGTCTGCTTGCGATAACGATGACGTTTTCATCGATAGGTACATCGGCTGTGTTAGCAACAATGATTGGAGGCGTGCTAGCCATATTCCTGTTGATAACGACATATGCCGACTGATTTACCAATAGGGAGATTCCTGGACTAGTGTCTGGTAGAGCAACCACTGCATTTCCTGGAGAACCAGGTTGTAGGATCGTCAACGAGCTAGATGCTGGTTGAAACGTGAATTCTTGTGCAGCACCGTTAGCAGTATTGACGGCAGTAGTAGCATTCGTTAGATACTTTAAGGTCTTATCTTGAGCCTTATCCGCCATCATGGCAGTGAGCTTACTTGCACGCAACGTCAAGTTATCAGTAGTGTGCGAGTTGTAATCAGCCAGATTCCATAGAGTGTTATATGGTCCTGTGAAGTAATCTGGATGAATCTCAGCAAGCGAGCTCATCCCGATGAATCTTTGAATGTTGTCGGAGTCACCTTCGCCGATATCGATGGTTTCACCTTGGACAACCTTGGTGATACCTTCTTCAGAGCGAACGTCAAGACGAGCAAGAGTTGCTGTACCAGCAGTTTCAGGGGCTGGAGGTCCAACAGTTGGTGTGACAGTGGCATTTGTCGCTGCACTGATAGTGACTGCAGCATTAAGCGCAAACAACCTACCGTTAACACTTCCACCGTCGATGGTGACGCTTGCAGAAGCAATCAATGTTCCTACGAACGTTCCAGTGCCGCTAACATTGAGGGTAGCTGAAGAACCGATTGCCCAGTAGACGTTAGAAGCCAAAGCTCCGCCAGTCAGAGTAATGGTTGGGGTGCCACCAGCACCAGTTGTTAATGTCGATGCAGTTTGAATCACAAAGATGTCAGTTGCAGAACCGTTTAAGGTAAGCGTTCCATTGCCAGAAGCAGCTAGAGATGCTGAACCTGATGAGAAGCTATAAACGCCTGCAGATAGGGTTTGTCCATCAAGGATAGAAGGAATGGTTGTTGAGCTTCTTGTTGAAAGATCTGTGTAGGCAGCAAGGGCATCTATCTGTGCTTGATGAGCAGCAGCGTTATTGATGTTCTCTGCACCAACAATAGTTCCTGGTGGGAAACCAGTAACAGACGTTCCAGGATACAAGCCAAGGTCACCAGTGATAACGCTTGAACCAGTGTTAGTGATAGTTGATGCACCTAAGATAGCGTACGTAGCAGAAGTTGCTAGAGTAGGGCTACCAACTGGTGGGCTTGGGATCGAAGCACCTAATGGGAACTCAAACGTTGTTGGGCTCCTGTAGTTGATTACATACTCGTTATTGAAGTTAGTTGTTCCGGCGATAACGATGGTTTCACCAGACTCAAATCCGTTGTTAGCAGACTCAAGCTGTAAGCCGTAGCCATTGAATCTTGCTGCGGTTGTGCACAACCCGTAGAAACCTGTGAACGTTCCGACAGAGGTATCAACCGTGTTGATGAAGAATGTATCTGCATCGATGACTTCAACTGTGTACGTTCCTGCTTGTCCAACTGGTGCGGTAACCGTGATACGGTCTCCGTCTACCAATCCGTGGGCAGTTGCAATGATCTCTGCAGTGGTTCCGGTAGGCGATGCAGCTGATCCGTCGACCATGCTGAGTGTACCAGACACTTCAACAGCGCTGATAGTTGCGATGTTTTCAATGGTATCGCTACGTAGCATCAACCAGATGAAGTCTCCACCAACTGCTGCGATAGCAGGGTTAGATCTAGCTTGAATGACGATGTCTGATGCGAGGTAAACACCTTGCTGATAATTAGCCTTGTCGATGCTACTACCACCAAGGTATGCAGAACTTAGTCTTACCGACTTCGCATTCGCAGGAGTAGTGACAGAGCCACCAAGATTAATACTGTCATAGAACTGCTCGACGCGTAGAGCTAGAGATAGCGGATCGCCAGCCTTGCTAACCCAGTCGCCTTGACTCAAGTTACTGAAGAAGCCGATGGAGCCGTTAGGTGAGTTGATGTATGGTTGACCGTTGGTCCACGATACTGCTTGGTTAAGAACGTTGATCGACACGCCTCTAACGAGAGGGAGGTATGCTACATACTCATCAGGAATATCGATAGTGCCTGCACGAATGATGATGTCAACAGGGGAGTTCACACTCTTGATAACAAGGTCTTCAGTCCAGGTGATCTCACCAGGAACAGATGAGCTATGCTCATACTTTCCTTTAGAGTAGAAGGTTGTAGCTAGAGCATCGTTGAAGATACTCACTAAGCTGAACGTCGATGTGTCCTCATACCAAAACTGTGTTCCACCAAGCTCTGCGAGCTTAGTCATCACGGCATCCATCCACTGCTTGAGGGACAATAGGTTCTTATCGCCACCTTGGAATGGGTTGGGTCCTGAAGAAGACGTTAGAGTGATTGGCGTCTCTTGACGCTCATACATCGTAGAAGGGACAGCTGGCCAAGCAAACGTTGCAGAAGGATTAGGTGATACGCCACCAGTTCCAAGTCTGAACATCATTGGTCTAGCATCTTCGATACTTGCAATAACTGAAGGTCCTACCGTAACGATAGCGATAGGTACTGTGTTATCTGGGAATGAGCCGGTAGATACGTTGACCTGAACCTGGATAACGGATTCAGTATTTACTTCCTGTGTGAACTCTCCACCAACACCGCCGTTAGCATCTGGATCCCAGAATGCTCTTGTGTCCTCAGCGGTATTGAACGTGCTGAATACAAGGTAGACGTAGTTGGTTGCGTTCTTTCTTAACTCTGGAACAAGCGGTTGGGCATTTGGATCGCCGGCTGGTAAGCCGTAGTAGAAGGATCCTGCACCGGAACCTGGATAGTACATTGCGGAGTCAGCGATGCCGACAGAGATGTTTTGCGTACCAATGGCAGCTTCAGGATTGATGACTTCGAAGCCCTTGATAATATAAGGGGTATCCTCACCGACTAAGGTCTGGATAAAGTATTTCCAGTCACCTGCGCCGTAGGAATCGATGCTGAGTAGATCTGGTAGATCTAAACGCTCACCTGAGCTGACCAGTAAACGGCCAAGTACTGCCACAATTGTCTCCTTGACTCAGATTATACTATATCTGAGGTTGTGAGCCTTAGTCCACAATTTGATAAACGGCGATAGTGCCATAAAGTTGCTCCGGGTAACGTACCAAGAAATCGATGAAGATACCTGCGCTTGCTACCGATGTAATTAAGTTCTCTAGAGTTACTCTAACCGCAGATGGGTTAGTGATGTAAGGTGGATACTCAGTGCCTATTCCACTCATGAGGTGCGGGCCCTTGTTATCTATAGCTACTATGCTAGAGCCAGCAGAGTGGCTGAATTGAAAGATGTAGGATGGGTCAATAACAATGGCTGTATCGTTTGGCGCGTATAGGTACCTAACAGGACCTTCCTGGGTGTTCAAACCATAGTCGAATACTACGAACCCGCCGGCGGCTGGGATGGTGTTTGGGGTCAAACTTAACAGTGGGACCACCTGACCAGCTTGAATACTTCCTACAATCTGAGCTGTGTTCTCAGAGAGGACGAATGGAGCGGCCAGATCCCAGATGTATGTACCAGTGATTCTAGTGAAGCTAACTGGGAGCGCAGCGGTGATGAGCACTAAAGATCCAACAGGTGACATGCCGATGGTATCAACTCTGGTAGACCCAGGGACAGTTGCCGTACCGTCCATACCAATACTTTCGTACGTGAACGTGTTACTTGTAACAGAGGTGATTACAAAACTTCCGTTGAGATTCTCATTGAAGGTGATAGCTTCTAAACCGCTGCCGGTAGCATTGTCGGTCATAGTCACTGTGGTTCCAGCTACATCTTTAACTAGAGTTCCTACAGGAATGTTAGCTCCAATAACTAGTTCACCTGGTGAAACTGTTGCGATGGGCGATACTCCGGAGATAGTGGGCGTTCCGTTACCGATGGTGCCAGTGCTGCTGGTGCTTAGGATTCCACTTGAACCATAGATGAATACTGTGTCCCCAACCTTGTAATCATGTGGAGTTGATGTAGTAGCTGTAACTATGTCACTAGTTCTTACTAAGCTAACTAGTGGATTCTCATCCAACGAAGCAAGTGCTGGAAGATCTGGGGTGATGCCGTTAAGCGTGTCGCCAGCAAAGATAACTGGGACGCTAGCGCCTGTGGCCGTTGCTGGAAAGTCAACTGTTACAGTGCTTCCTAGAATGTTGGTGATGAGAGCATAAGATGGGATGCCAACCATGAACACGTTCTGACCAACGGCTAAACCCACGGTTGAAGCTACGTTCTGAATCAGGTTGCTGTTGATTTCGATATCACCAGTGGTCGTCAAGACAGACCTATCTGCATACGTATATTCAATAGGTCTTCCCTGAAACCTAGTATTGAATGTAGTTGAAGCGATGGTGTTCTCGCTTGAGGAGATGTACCTGGTTATGATCTCTTCCTCTTCCTGGAGCCAGAATGTTCCAGATAGTGGAAACTGAGATGCATCAGCTACAGTGATAGATGTTTGACTGTTCGTTGCTGTTACAACGCTCTCGGACCCATTAAGGTGGGCCGAACCAATAAGGGATCTCTTAACTACTGGAGGGGTGGCTGGTAGCTCTACGATGACTTCGCCTGGCGTAACTTCCCATGTAACCGCACGGTTATTCTGAGTGTATACGACATACTTGTTCGGTACGAAGAACTTGGTCTGAGTAGGATCAGTTTGCGTGTAGACGCCTGGGGTACCAAATAGATTGGTGAATGTGAAACTGTTCGTTCCTAGATTGATGTTGGTGATAGGAAACGAGCCAACGTTTCCAGGTATCAGAGATATTAGGACGTTGCCAACCTGTAGTTGATTCAGTCCTGGCGATGTGCCGCCGGTGTATTGAAACGTAACCTGGTCACCGATCTTGGTGACAGTCCACTGAGTGTTGTTGCCGTTGCCCGCTAGGAGTACGAACCCGTTGAACTGAAGGGGAATGTCTGCCCTACCGCCGACGATCTGCACTGATCCTTTAGAACCGATGGTATTGGTGAATATCTTTACGAAGTTGCCCTTAGCAATGCTGTCGTAGTAATTCTCAGCGAAACTATGTTGAGCCTGTCTATTGATGGCTGCAACAACTTCTTGAGCGGTAGCTGCATTGATGTTGGTGAAATCGGACGCATTGAACTTGATGAGCTCGTCATATACACCGTCTACGGTATATTCTAGTTCCCACCCATCCTTGATGTTGTAAGGTGATGGCTGGCCAGACTCGATGAATGCAGTAGTAGTTTCTTTGGCAAAGAAGATGTCAAGTAGCTGATCGATGATGAGCTTAACCTGCTTAGGTTTGTAGGACATGATAGGAATGAACTGCTTGAACGTGGTATCGTCCATGCCCACGCCCTTTGGCCTAGCAACGCCGTCATTGGCTGCAAGGTTGTCTAAGTATGGTCTATAAGCTGTCTTAATAAAGAACTGCTTCTTAACTTCAATGATGAGATCAACGATGTTCTGGTCAGACTGACCCAAAGCAGTAACTAACGCATTCCAGTTAGGATTATTCCTAGTGTTGAAGTGCGACGGCATCAGGTCATGGAGTTGATCAATTTTTGACTTGTTATCCATATTATGCGATGCTTATGTTGTTAGCTGCAATGATAGCTTTCTCGTTGCTCGAGAGAACTATACTCTGCGTGCTTGGTACTGGGTTAGTGAACACCACAGAGGCAACACCCTTAATAGGCTGAATGTCTGCGATGATCTGCGACATGATGATAGGAGCTCCAACAGCGAGACCTTCCACATAATCGATGATAGCAGACTTGATGTTGTTAGATACATCCCCTAAGTTCACACCGGCATTAGTAATAACGGTGAGTGCAAGGTTGACCTGGAACGGTAGTGGAGGTAGCGTCTCGATAGCACTTCCTACGGCACGTTGACCTGGGAAATCTGCAGCATCTGGCTCATAGCCGTCAACGATGCGTTGAACCTTCTGGAGTAGACCGGTGTAGTAGGTATATCCGTCGATTCCGATAACTGTGTTGTTGCCGTATCCAAGCTTACCCATGTGGGTGATGCTTGTGAAGTTAGCAGGCGTGAACTTGTAGCTCCTGCTGTAAGGATAGATGTATACAGACCTTAGGTTGCTCGAGGTGTCGTCTAGGACTGTATGCGTAACTTCTCTGATCGAGTAGAACTTGTTAGCAAGACTTTCGATAACGTAGAAACCACCTGGATTCACAGAGAGTTGAACTCCAGATTGAGCGATACCTGCAGCGTTTGCTACCCTGATGAAAGGTCTGAATGTGGTTGCTTCAGTTCCGTATTCAACTACAGTATAGCTACCAACGTTGTTGATGTTGAACCAGCTTGCGTCCACGATGTTCTGAACGAACAGCGTATCGCCTTCAACCACTGCATCACCTTCATAGATGGAGATGTCAGAGGCATTCTGCAAGAACACACCCTTGTCATAGTCAGTGGCTTCACGATAGATAACGCCTGGAACGGTGTTCGTAGAACCGATATAGTTACCACCAAGGTTAATCTGCGTAGCAAGAGCAGGAGAAGCATTGTTCATGCTTACAACCTGTAAGTAAGAGGTATCTGGATCAGAGAGCTTCTTAACCCAGTCACCGATCAACACGTCTTTGAACGATCCTACTGGACCGATGATGCTGTTGGTGTTAGCAACAAATGATACGTCAAGACCTTGGTTGTTGAAAGGTCTGATGGTGTTAAGTTGATCTGTTCCAATTGGGTTCAAGAACACGATCGAGTCATTGTCAACAGCTAGGACTCTGAACCTACCATTGTTGTTAGATGCGAAAGTTGTTCCCTTTAGGACGATGTAGTCGTCAACTGCAACACCGCAATCAACGAAGCTTGGGCTCTGTCCATCTTGTCTGCTGAGTCTCATCAACCCGTTGAAGCCAAGGCTTTGCATCCTGTAGCGAGTCTGTGTGAGTGTAGATTCGATGACAGAGGCGAATGTCGTGGTCTCAGTGAAGTCTGCGCCTGGTAATAAGAACGTGAACTGGTTAGGGCTGGTTACAGTGATACCAGTGTAAACGCCATCTGCAATGTGGAAGCTATCTTGCAAGACGATGCTGTTGCCGGTGCTCAAGAAGTGTGGGGTCGCCGTGATCACAGAGACGATGTTTGCAGACCTACTGATGCTGACGATGTCTACGTATGTTGCGTGAGCAAGAGTCCACTGAATCACTGGGGTTGCGCAGATCTGCACAGTTCCAGATCCTACAGTGGTAGAAGACATTGCTTTGCCGAATGGGTTGACAACGTCTACGTAGTTAGAACCGATGTTTACAGCTACGATAGGTAGACCGGATACAGCCGTGTCGCCAGTTGGCTTAGCTTCATTATTCTGGTCCCAACCAGCTGACAGATTGCCAAACGCATAGATTAGGTCGCCTGGGTTTACGGTAGAGAACGAGATACCTACGCCGGTTGCCGTCCATCTCCAAACGAATCCTGCTGGGATACCGTAAGAAGCTGATACGTCTACAATAGTGAACGACGTCCCAGAGACGATGCCGGTTCCCTTAGGATTAACAACATAGTCAAAGATGCCTGCACTGGTGTTCAGTACATCCATGGTGTCTGATGACTGTAGACGATTTAGGCGCTCAACTCCGGCATTGTTCTGAAGGAGAACTGTGTCGCCTACGCTGAATGTATCTGGGAATGCTGGGACCTTAACTACAAGGTAGCTGCCGCTAGCGTCCGTATCTACTTCAGATTCGAGTTGGACATACATCTTAGATTGGTTACCAGTACCACCGACGAACTCGATAGCACCAGCAGATCCAAGGTTGTTAGACTTAATCTGAACATTCTTCCTGTCATCAGCGATGTTGATGGTCGCTACGATAGGGAGCTGAGATAGAGCTTTCTGTGTGAACTGATGGTAAAGATTCTGTACCGTTGTTGGTATGAGTTTGAACAACTCTCCGTTGGTAGGTACATCAAAGTTAGGAGCTGTATCCATTGAGTAGACGGATGGAGCAACGCCCTGCAATACGTATGCGGTCTTAAGTGTGAAGTTAGGATTTGGGTTCTCGAACGACTTCACCCAGTTTACGCCGTCGTACATACCGACAAAGCCTTTTAAGGCAGGGTTGTTAGGGTTATGGCCATATCCTAGGGCAGTAGAGTTTCCAGCATAAGCGTACGTCTCTTCGTATGTTGATGACGTGATGGTTAAGCTTGGATTGCCAACTGGTGTGGCATTCATCAAGGCACTGTTATTGATGGTAGCAGTGATCGATGCAACTGATGTGCCGGTGAGGGTAAAGATGTTGACGCCTGCTGGGTTACTGATAACCTCGGCCGTGCTGCTGGTGCCATCAACTGAGGAGATGCTGAAACCAGATGTACCCATTGTAGCGTTGGGAACATTCCCGTTGAACGTGCGAGTGATGGTGTCTACAGGTCCAGCCACACCTACTGTGAACTTAGAGTCAGCATTTAAAGCTGCTTGAATAGCAAGTGCAACCGTGTTAGCATTTGCTCCAGGACTCAAGCTAGAGATTCTGATTGATCTGTTAGCACCGTCGAAAGGTTGTGGAATTCCTTGATTGCCCACGTCGAACCATACAGCCACTGAGCCATTGTCGTCGTATAGGGTAAAGTACTTGCCGCTGAGAGAGTTGTTGTTAGTACCAGTTACGCCAACCAAGCCGCCGCCACCACCGCCAGGCTGAGCAGTAATCACTGCAGCTGCGCTGATAGTGACTGCGCCAGTGAGAGCGATGAGATCGCCGTTGATCGTGCCGCCTAAGGTATCTGTAATAGAAGCTTGAGCGATGACGTTACCGTTATGCGTACCAGCAGTACCTGAATTCAATGTAGCAGAGCTACCAACTACGAAGTATACGTTAGATGCTAGAGCTCCACCGGTCAATGCAATGGTTGCTGCGCCGCCCGCGCCAGTCGTGAGGGTGGAAGCTGTGATGATGACAAAGATATCTGTAGCAGAACCATTGAACGTCAACGTTCCTGGACCAGACTGAGCTAGTGTTGCAGCTCCTGATGAGAAGCTGTAGTAACCTGCCGTGAGGACTTGTCCGTCAAGGGCAGAAGGAATCGTCGTAGACGAATGAGTTGATAATGTGGTGTAAGCTGCAAGAGCATCATTTTGAGCGGTATGCGCTGCAGCATTGTTAACGTTTGTTGCACCAGTAACAGTGAAGGAACCAGTTACAGATGTTCCAGGATAGAGACCAAGGTCACCATTGATAGTCGTGGTACCAACGCTGTTGGTTACAGCTGACGCGCCTAAGATGCCATATGTAGCTGCTGAAGCCAGCAAGCTGCTAGGCGTAGCTGGAGTGATGGTGAATCCAGACGTTCCAACGTTTCCGTTTGGTAGCGCACCGTTCTGAACGTTAGTGATCAAGAAGCTTGGACCGCTTACAGTCGCAGTGAGAGCTCTATCTTGGTTGATAGCTTGTGCAATCTTAGTAGCAACGGTAGAGGCTGAGTCATTTGCTAGGACGGTGCCAACCATCAAGTATCTATTTGCTCCGGCAGCTGGAGGTGCAGATGTACCGCCTTCATTGATCCAGACAGCAACGGAGCCAGCCGTATCATATACTAGGAAGTATGTCCCATTCAACGATCCTGAGGTATCAGCTGCTGCAGTGAGACCGTAAGAGGTTGGAGTGCCGAGGATGTCAGCAACGGTTGTGAGTGTATCAACCTCTGGGGTTCCAGGTGTAGACACAGAAGCATTTGGGTTGAATACACGGATGGTATCTCCGCTGATGTTCTGAACGCTAAACTGTCCTTGGTTGGCATTGAATACGCCAGATGCAGCAACGACGCTGATTACGTCTCCAACCTGAACTGATGTGAAGTTGCCAGCACTAAAGGTGTAGTCATAATAGTTACCAGATGAGACTGCCCCGTTAGGGAAGTTTGTAGCAGTGTCAGGGTATGGGCCCTTGATAGCAATCGTGTCTCCGCCCGATAGGGAGATAGGTCTTGCGGCACCAGAGCCGAAGAAGTAAGAGAACGTTGTAAATGAAGGTGTATTAACAAAGCTGGTGAGTGCAGCCTGGTTTGGAATCGTAGGATACTCGATATTGAAACGTAGGAAGTTTCCGTTAGGACCATACTCATCGGCCCTTACGATCATAGCTCCCTTGCCAGATCCAACTCCACCGGATGCGTACCAGTTTCTAGCTCTAGACCAAACGGCATAGTCGCTGAAGTTAGTGTGATTGAGGGTTGTGCTCCAGACGTTAGGATTCGAGAAGTCGATTCCTGTCTGGTTGTCAAAGTCATTAGCAGAGAACTCTGTGGTCGTAGGGATGAACGACATCGAATCAGAACCAGAGTTTACCTGACCAGTTCTTGCCATAGGGATGTTGATGGTGTTATTCTGAGGATCTTCGTCAACAACCACGACAACCGTGTCAGAGGCAGAAATTTGTAGTGGTCTTACGATCTCGAACTCGTCACCGACGGTATGATCCAAGCTAGTTCTTGCTAGAGCTTCTTGTGTTCCTACTTCGTCGCTGGCTAGGAGAGCAGCAATACTTCTAAGCTGATGCCTATTGTTTCCTCTAGTGAAGTTGACAATGCTGTCGTAATCTACATAGTCAATGTTGAGTCTACCAGTAGATTGGATGATCTCGCTGTAAGGTCCTGTCCATGGAAATGAGTCAGGAATAGAGTTAGCGGTGAGAAGACCTTTTGAGTCAACGAATACTTGTCTATTGAGCCATGTATCCATCTCAGATGGCTTAGCAATCTTGAAGAATGTGAGCAAAGTCTTATCAGAGACGATGGCTGCAACCTGCGATGGGTTGCCAAACTGAGCGCTATCTGTTACAGTGAACAGTGCCGATGCATTACCAACGGTAACTGGGATAGCGATGCTTCCACCGTTCTCAGTAGTGGATGTCACCTTAACAGCATCAGACTGATACACGCTAGCTAGAACGTTGATGAGGTCGTTGTTGATGGAATCAACGATGTCATTGATGGTAGCTAGTGGTGGGTTCGGCGTGAATACACCGAGCCAGATCTGAGGATAGCCGTCAGTGCTGAAAGCTTGGATGTCCGCAGTATCAGCGACAGAAACTGTCTGAGATACGATGTTCGAGCTTGGGTTCATCACATCGACGTAAGTATCTACTCCTGGGGTGATGTGCGATCCCTTGTCAACAATCTTGAACAGTCCAGTGTTACCTGCAGATAGCCAAGCAGTAGCTCTCTGAGTGATGTAAACAAAGTCACCAGGCAACAGAGACTCAAATGATCCTAGCAAGCTAGACATGATTCTCATGACGTTGCCGGATGGATTGCTGATCGTAATCGTAGAACCGATGATGGTATCGACGGCGCGAGTGTTGCAGAATGTGGAATCAGGAACAACGATCATCTGTGCTGGGCGACCAAACGTATCCGTAGAGACGTTGAAGGTGCCGCTTGCAGAGGCAGCCGAGATTACGAATCCCTTGGCATCGGTGGTGCCAGCGGTGATCGTATCCCCAGGATTAATGGTTGTGAGCATCTCAAGGTTTCCCGTCTGCCTATTGAGAATAAACTGGCCAGTTTGACCGGTTGATGTCGTGGGCTGCGTAGGGAATAGTTGAGCTAGTAAAGATCCGCCAGTAACGTTAAGCGCTGATCCAGCGCCGGTCTGGTTAGAGTTCAAGATCATCGTCTGGTCAGAGGTTGCGCTAGCAGTAACGCCGGCAAACTGACTGTTGAATGCTATTACCCAATCGGCAAGCGTTAGGGATGCAAACGTCGATGCTCCTGGGAAGTTGCTAAGGCTGAAAGCTCTGTCTTGCTCAGGGGTGTTATCCACCGAGATAGATAGGTCACCGTTACCAGTGATGTTCCAAGAAGCAAACGGTGCAGTCTCAAGCTGAGCTGTGATCGTCTTCTCTCTTAGGCGTGTGCTGTTCTGATACAGCGAGATGAACGAGAACTGAGCTACTGGGAACTGAAGAATTGTGTTGGCGTACAGCGATGGGTCATCGAGCGGTTGCTCTGCAGCTACCTGGATAATCTCAGCATCGAACGCGTTTGGATACAGCAAGATGTTAGCTGAGTTATTTGTTAAGCGAGCACTAAAGTTCTTTACTTGGTTGTTGATTGCAACAACAACTTCAGCAACCTGAGCAGCTGAGATGTTAACAAAGTCCGAGGTGTTGAAGAATACTGTCTCTTCTGAGCCGTCAACAGAGACCTTCAAGAAGGATCCATCTACGAGGACGTATGGTCCGATACCAGTGTTGATGACCTGAGGTCTGGTAACAGGATAGTTGGCAAGCTGCAAGAATTGCTCTTTACCTGTAGCGTTCGTTAGAAGTGTGTCAACTGATTGTCCTGCATATGAAGGCTGGAAACCGTGTCCATCGTCTACATATAGAATAGCAGGCTGACCCAGTGCTGGGGATTCAGCAATAACGGCAGAGGCAACCTGCTTACTGTCATCTGGATCCGAGACGCCGATAACCGCAGCCAAGATAGCTGCTGCAGTTCCTCTAGCTAGAGTGTTCGTGTAAGACTTGATCCTGTCTCTGAGTTCTTGGTCAGTCTCGATGTCCGTTCCACCGGTGAAGGCGGAGGTGTTCGATACTGCTGCTCCTGGGAACGGAGCCGTGCTGAACTGAATGATGGTGTTGATCGGAGCGTTTCCGATAGAGCCAGCAACGAGCGCAAGACCTGCGACATTGCTAACTACAGTTTCACCAGCTGGGAGAACTGCGTCTCTCAGAGTGACATAGTCAATCTCTGGGTTCTGATTGTTGGCAGGAATGTACACAACAGTTCCTGCAGCGATGAGTCTATCTGGCTGTCCTTGAGCATTGATAACCGTATCAGAGATGAGGTGGTTATTCTGCAAGGCTGACGATAGGTTGATCTGTGAGTATGTTGGGAATACCGTGATCGAGCTGTAAGCGATAGGACCTTCGAACGAAGTCGTGCCTCTACCGATGAAGAGGGTTCCACTTGCTGCCCAACCAGCTGTGTTGTTAACGAACAAGACAGTTTGTCCTTGAATAGGAGCTGGCTTGATGACGTATAAGCTTGTGCTTTGCTTAACGATGTTCGTATTGAAGATGCTGATATTGCCGGAAGCCTTCTGTGCAGGGTTACGGGTCAAACCAAAGTCAGCAGCTCTATTATCAAGGTCACTACCTGAGACTGTATCTATGTTTAATAGATTCAGTAAGCTTAGGATTGCAGCGTTGTTCTCAAAGTCATTTGCAGCGGCCGCTTCTAAGATAGTTAGAAGGACCGAACCTTGGTTCACATCGTTAAGTGGGGTATTAGCGATGATGGTGCGTATCATCGCACCTAGGAACTGGTTAAAGCTTTGAATCTTAATCTGTGATGCCATCGCTACTCTATTTTACTATGAACTACATTAGCTGTAGTTGATGTTAAAACTAATCGGGATAACCTGGTTACTACCTCCAGCGAGCCTCACCTCCATGTTGATGACGAAAGCTGGACTAGCATTTAAATTAGCTACGTAGAAGACTCCAAGTGACTCTATGCGGTCAAACCTGCTATCCTGACCAACCTGGACAGTGAGCGAGTTAGTGATAGAGTTCTTGACGGCGTCTAAATTGCTGTTTTTGTTACCTATTACGTTAACAAGACCAAAACTTTGGTGGTATCTGAGTTCGCCTAGCTCTGTGACAATCTTCAGACGCATCGCTTGGACGGCATTCTGTAAGCCATAGCTCAAGCTGAAGTCATGATTAGGGGTAAACATCAAATCGTCGTTCTCTCCGAGTAGGAGATCGATCCCAGCTTGCTTCTCATCCTGAGCACTGTTGGCCAAGAACCAAGGTACAGTTTCCTGCCTGTTATTTGGTAGAGGCTCGCTAGAAGGGATAAGGATGAACAAGGCACTGTTCACCGTATCTGGTAAATAGACTCTTACGTAGGCGTCAGCAGCTGTGGTGTACTGCCCTAGGTTGCTAGCTCCGCTTAAGGTAATGATGAGATCACCAGTAGAGGCAATGCGCACTATGTTGATGATGTTTCTCTGGTCAGGGAAAAGTTGAGTATTGGACTGTAGGAAGATAGTTTGATTTACGTAAAACTTCTCACTGTTGTCGTTCCCGTTGACATCCGTTGAGGCAATGTTGATCTGGTTGCCAGATCCGTTGGACTGAAGTGGAACAGCCTGTCCAACCTCATCTATATATGGAGGTTGAAGACCGTTAGCCAAAGCAATATCGATCCACTTGTTTGGGTCGCCTAGGTATCTGTTAGCTAGAGACTCTAAATCATCCCCGTAGTTGAATCTAACGAGTTGACCTGATGAGTACTGTCCAATGTTGACATCTGGGTTGTTAGCATTAGCTCTAGCAAGAGCGAATGGATCAACGGCTGTGTCGACTGCGAATAGGTTCGCTAAGATGAAGTCTACGGTTTGGATAGAAGCTTGAAGTGTTGCTAGGTAAGAGGTATCGGCTACAGCTGGAATGGTTTGCTGTGCAACCGAGCTCCTATTGAACGTGGTGTTGTAAGTAGCATCTTCCATTCCTAGGATATCTGCATAGCGATCGCGATAGTCGGCAATGTTGGCTTGTAGTGCTAGGAAATCGTTCTTACTATATAGGGATACGGTGGTTGTCGCGTTATTTAGAAGGGTAGTCTCTTCATTGGTGAGATTGATGGACGAGATCTGAATGTTGTCGAAGACGGTGTAGAACCTGAACTGCGTTGCAGCATCTGATAGCGGGTTGCTTACAGAGGGACTGTTCCTCTGAACGTCGATGAAGCTAGTGAAAGCGTTTAGCTGCTGCTGAAACAAGTCTGGAAACGTATATCCAGAGACTTTAGCTAGCAGACTAGGAAGGATAAGATTCCAGTTCTGACTGAAGTAGTTCCATCTTAAAGGGATGATGGATGGAACGTCAGTGAGCACTAGAGCGTCGCCGCTTTGAACCTTAAACCAGAGATTGATGTTTGCGATGCTTTGATAGGCTTGAGCAAGTGTTGCCATGGTTACCTACCAAACAAGTTAACGCCGTTTACGACCGATCCAACGACAGCTTTAGCAGAGTCAGAGATGCTCTTGATGCTTGACAGTAGGGATGAAGAGTTTACACCGCTGAGACCAAGATCGTTCAAACGCTGGTTCAAATCCTCAGTGACCTGAAGCTTGAGACCTACGCCACGAATGTTGTAGCCTCTCATAGTGATGGAGTAGTAGTAGAGCATTGGGTTCTCAGCGCTTCTTCTAAGAACGAAGTTCCTGATAGCCACGTCGTACTGATTACCGTCTTTGTAATTGAAGAATGTAAGTGGGTGAGTGGTCCTAGGAATACCGCTATTCTCAACGCCTGCAGCGTCCTTCTTATACTTGAGTAGGAAGCGATAGAGGTTGTGGAATGCAAGGTAACCAGTTTGATCTGTATAGACGCCGGTTTCTGGCTGAGGCGAACCAGCGCCACCGAGTAGTCCGTTGATTGCGCTTACTGCTTTGCTAGCCTGATTGAGAACGTTGGTGACCTGAGCAACAGTGTTCGAGAAGAACCCGCCGAGAGCAACGTTAGAGTTGATAGGAAACTTAGCTCTACCTGATTGAACAGACGAGTTGAATGCTGAGAAGTCATCACCATTGGAAGCAATAGGATAAACAACCTTTGGGGCTATACCGGTCGTGCCCTCGATGGTGATATCGAAGTACCTTACATCTGAGTGCTCTTCAACCGTTCCATATAACGTAGGCACAACGTTCGTGGCAAAATTTGTCACGATATTGATGTTGCTTGGGTTGATAGGTAAGAACATCACAAACTCAGAGCCGTCTCTACGGTTCATCCTGAATCCATAAGGCTTGGCGGCGTACCAGTTTGAAGCCGCAGGAGAATAGATCCTGCTCATCTGGAGTTCATTAGGCTTATTGGTTACAGCTATGTTCCCAACCGTCTTAGCAGAGCCACCGTTCTTGGTGAGATCATTAAGAGGCTTCTTGGGCGCCTGGGATGGACTAGGCGAACTTAAACCTAAATTATCTTGTAGAGATGTTATCAGCGACATACACTCACATTATATCCGGTTATCACTTAGTTACAGGGTTCCTTTGATCTGATTGATCTTGGCCTTGATCTGCTCAACCACAGGCCAGTCATCTACGGCATTCAGTGGTGTACATGGTCCAACAGGCGATATAGTAGTTACTTTACCAAGAGCATCTATGAGTTGAGTGAGTTGATCCAATAGCTCGATGCCACCGTTTCCGATGGCCACCTTAGGACTATTGATCTTAGCTGTAGCACTAGCCGTCATGCTGTAATCTGTCGTAGTTTCAGTGATGGTGTTCTTTGAGTTAATCGTCAAGCTCTGACAAGTAAGTTGAACTGCTTGGCTAGACTTAGTCATCGTCAAAGAGATCTGTCCTGAGTTTACAGTGATGACTCCAGCAGCCTTATCTATGTGGATGAGCTGAGGATCACTGTTAGCGTTGTCGTTGATTATCCAGCCACCAGTCATGTCGAACTTCATGAAGGTGCTTCCAACTGCTGTATCGTATGTAGCAGCTGGTAAAGCGGCTGCAGGCGAGTTGTTAAGCATCGCTAGATTGGTAGGCTGCCCTCTAAACGTCAGAGTCCATTCGCCATTAGCATTGATGATGGTTTGTATGCCGTTGAACTCAGACTGATACTGGGGCCCAAGCGTTGCGTCAATGGCAGTGTGCCTTGCGGCATGCGTTAGACCGCCCAGGATGACACCCTCGCGTCCTTGACCGTTCAATTGGCCTACGAGCACAGCATCTCCAGCTTTTGCATCGAAGGCGTTTACGGGATCCGGGGCATCAGTGGTTTTGTAGCCACGGTTGATGTAGTCTTCATAGTTATAGACGCCACCGAACCTTCTCATCATTCGGCAGCTCATGTTGATCTTCTTGGCGTTACTCTGGGTCTCTACTAAGTAGATGAGTTCGCCAGTATCAGCGTCGTTGTAGGCGTTCTTCACGATACCGATGCGGATAAGACCGTCTACCTTATTTAGGGTCGACCTAGTGTCGGGGTCGGTCCAGATGCTACTATCTTTTACAATATTATCGTTCATCGGTTACCTCCCACGCAGCTTCTCTTGATCTGGGTCGATCGGGTGGTTAGGATCATTGATGCCGTCAGATGTGCCAAGAGTGTTGACAGTGTTGATGAGACTTTCATCCTGTATGGTAGATGCCAACTCGTCAAGCGAGCCGCTTCCAACGATGTTTCTGCTCTGATTAACTAGGACACCCCTTACAAACTGTATCACTGTAACGAAGGTACGAGTATCATCGTTCTGAACTGTAAAAGTATGCTCAACATTCTCTACGTGAGCAAGAACGTACGTCGTACTCTTGCTGTTCACTGCACCGTTATTGAGGTTAGCAGTAGGGTTTACTAATCCCGCTTCAAACAGGATGTTGTTGCCTACGGCGATGTACTCTGTAGTTCCCTTGATGGTGAGCGTGCCGTTCAACAGCTTATGCGTGTCGAAGTACCATTCCTTTAAGAGGGCAATCCAGGCCGTTAGGTAGTCTGGGTCAAATGTACCGTTATTCTTCTTGCTTGGATCTACAGGGAACTGCTTGGTTCCAACGATGAGAGGTCTGAAGCCTTCCCTGTTGAAAGCGACCTCGTCGAAGCCCTGAGTCTTCTGAGCGGTCCAGTTTGCGATGATATTGAAGTCTTGAAACTGTGGCCTGATCTCTACGAAGTTGTACTTGTCGCGCCAGTTGGTTCCTACACTCACTGCGGTCACCATGACGTTGTCGATAACATGCGTCTTGATGTTGTTAAAGGCCGAGCGGAGCTTGGTTGTCTCTGCAGACATAGGAAGATCAGTGCGATACGAGAATGGCTTGATCCTGTTGAATAGGGTGAGCGATGGACCAATCTTCCCGTTGTTACCCTGCTCCCACTCGATCTCGTTGTACATCTCGTTCAAGGCAGGATTACTGTTGTCCATCAATATCTGCCAGAATGTGTTTGTCCCTTGAAGAGAGAACGGATCGATGAAGCCGTAAGCCTCGTCAGTATCGTCGTAATCATCGTAAGCAGAGAGTCTGCCTACCTGAAGCGTAAGCAAGTCAGAGATCTTGATGGACTGGTTTATGTTGCCATCAGCATCTATGAAGTTGAAATACTGAGCCATCTCAGTTGGGATATTGAAGTCGTAGACAGCTTTACCTAAACGTTGAATTGCATCTCCAGGCTTCGTCAGACCCTCTGTTGAGGCTCCGAAGATCCCTAGCAAACTCACTAGATTATCAGCAACCTTGAAACTCTGAGGCGAGTTGCCGTCACCGAACAGGGCTTTCTGCAACAAGATAGCTACTGTGTTCCCTTGATTGGTAGGATCACTAGAGGCAGCAATGAGATTATCGATATATAGAACGTTATTGAAGATGTGTCCCCAATCGCTTCCACTCATGACATATCTAGAGTGTCTAGCGCCGTCATCATCTACGACGACGTCTAACTTAACGCCTTCGACCTTGCCGATCATCTTAACAAAGCGAGCATCGGCGTTCTTGAGTTGAGCGGGTGTAATAGGGAGATGAGACATCAAGATAGTGCACCAACTACCAGCTGTGATCTCTGATACCCAATCTCTAGTCGGAGCTAGTACAACTTGGAATGAACCTACAGGGTTTCCCTTGCTCTTAGTCGTCTGAATGGAGACGCACGAGACAGTGCTCAGGATGCGACGGTTGACGTTGTTGATCGTCCCGATGTTCGCACCTTCTGCGCCTATCCTGTCGTCGTAGTTCCATACGATAACAGCAGCGTGAGGAGTAGTTATCTTGTAGTTGTTGGACTGGTTAAGTGCCATAATTTATTATTGGTGCGGAGGTAAAGACTTACTCTTGCTGTCTGTACTTATGCTCCCCATTCCTGATCTGTCAAGTGCCTTCTGAAGGACCTTGTCAAGTTTACCGATCGCGATGTTGAATCCGTCAACGTTGAGTCCCTTCTCGCCGCCAGCAGCTCTACCCGCAGCGGTTGTAGCACTCTTCTCCATGTTCGGCATTGCCTTCTCTAAACCTTCGAACGCTACAGTGAGCTTGCCGATAGCAGCTGAAGCGCCGCCTAAGTTCTGCGCAGCAGTCTGAGCTGCAGTGCTCAACTGTTCAAAGCCCATGGTGCGCATCTTATCGAGCTGCGTCCTCATCGAGTTGTCAGTGGCAATAGTCATCGCAGCTGTACCAGCTGGTGCATTAGGATTGGTCTTCTGAGTAGCTCCGGTAACAGCAGCGAATAGCTCTGGTCCCTTCATGCCTTGTAATCCTGCAACCTGGCTAAGTGCAAGTCTTTGATCTTCTGGTAACTCGTCGAAACTCTTACCAGCTCTAGCAGCCTTCAACACTGAACCCTTGTCGTAGTTCACTGCGAATCCAGATCCTTTACCTTCAAGGAGCGTCATCTGACGATCTTCGATAAGTGCAGATAGAAGTTTGCCTGAGTCTCTACCTCTCATGTCCACACCAGACTTCGTCAACGCATCGCGCTGCTTATCTGGAGACATACCTTGCAGAGACATCAATGTCTGTGTGTCGATACCTTGAGCTAAGATACTAGATACACCACCTAGTCCGGTCGTGCCTCTAATTCTAGCTGTAGCAACCATACCTGCGTAGCTTACATCTGTGTTGGTGCCGATCGACTGAATTCTGTCTTGGATAGACGCTGCACGCTCAAGTGCTGCTTCCTTGTTAGGAGTATCTTTACCGATACCGGCCATCAAGAGAGATGCTGCGGCAGAGGTTGTATCAATGCCTAACGCTCTTCCTGAAGAGGTAGCAGCCATCTGAGCCGTATGGTCAGCTACTGCATTTAATGCCTTGGAAGAATCTAATCCCTTGCCTAATGCAACTTCAAGAACACCTGCTAACGCTGTTTGAGGATTGTTAGCTCCTGCTCCAGCGAGTGCAGACATGCGCTGCATGTTCTCTTGCATTGTTCCTAAGCCGCGAGACTCAAGACCACGAGCTGCAAAGATCTGACTCTCGTTGAATGTGCTGCCCATGTTAGCAACACCCATCTGAGCCATCTGAGCCATCTGTTCAGGGCTCATTCTAGCAGCAGTCATGCGTGTCATAGTACTGTCTGAGATACTTCTTCTTAGAAAGTTCTCACCTGCACCACCCATGCCGATAGCAGCAGAGCCCATGCCAACGCCGAAGTCTCTGAAGCCTTGCATTTGCTCAGCTCCAACTGCATTGATAGCTCTACCAACTTCTAATCTTGCTTGACGAGCAGCGATGTCCGCCTGTCCACCGCTAACTCCGCGAGCCAAGTCAGATCCTGCAACAGCGGTGGTCGCGACACCCTCCATCGTGTTGATGATGCCTTTTTCTCTGTTAGCTTGTGCAGCGCTTGTGGATAGAGCATTCTCACCGGCATTCAAGGTGGATGCTATATCGACTACACCTGCAGCTGTCTGAACCATTCCGCCAGCAAGCTGTGCGCTCACTGCTGTGTTAGCTGCACCCTTTAAGGATGCACCGAAACCTTCAGCTCCACTAAACTGGGATAGGAGCATGAGAGACGCGATGTCTCCGCTTGCTGCTGACTTGTATGTTTGATACTTCTGATTCTCGAAGCTTGCATATCCTGTAGCATTCTGAGCTTGAGCTAACCTTTGGTTAACACCAATCTGTTGAACAGCTCCCGCTGCGGCACCAAAACCCGCTTGAGCGATGTTAGCGTACGCCATGAACGAATCACGTCCACCACGACCACCACCGCCACCAGCCATAGCATCTTGAGTCTTACCTAAATTCTCAGCAGTCTTCTCTGCCTTCTTCTGTAAATCGTCGAGGTTTGTCGCGCCCTTCTTGGCAGCGTCCTCTAATTCTTTAAGCGCATCGACAAGTTTCTTAGCTTGATTGGCTTCAAGCTCCTGAAGCTGTCCCATGCTTAGGTTCTTTAACCTACCGCCGCTTTCATTGGATTGTCCAAGCAGTGTCGCTGCTGCTTGTCCCTTTGCAGCAAGTGCGGACATCCTAGATTCTGGATCCATGCCGAGCTGTCTCTGCAAACGCATTGCAGAGTTGATGGGAGCCATCTCTCTAGCTTTGTCTTGAAGCTGCCTGTCAATGAGACCAAGCTCGCTCATCCTTTGAGGATCAACGCCACGCTTAGATAGAAGACCTTCAGTGACCTCGCTTGCTCTACCCCTGAGAGAGTTCATCTCCCCGCGGATAGCTGCACTTCTAGATGCAAGAGATCCGTACGGTGTTCCGACCATGCCTTGAGCCATGGCTTGTACGCCTTGGTCCTTGGACATCTCGTTTACCATACCGTTTATGCGGGTATCGTCGAATGCTCTGTTAACTTCGTTCTGAGCTTGCTGAGTGTAACGTTCTAGTCGGGCTTCTGCACCGATACGAATTCTAGGTTCAGTCCTAGATAACGTGTTTACGTTCTGCTTGTGAAATTTCTGGATGGGTTCATACTGGCGAGCTACGTCACCAAGATTCTCATAGACGTTTACACCTCTACGAGCTTCCTTAGCTTTTCTTCTAAGCTCACGTTCCTCTGCAGGAACTCTGTAGGCAGCTTGGCCAATCTCTGAGACGCGGTCTGTTAAGCTAGAACCTATCTCATTAGGATTGTTGCCGTTGTCGCTGCTGTTTGGGTCTTTAGCCATATAGGCTTATTTTAACCTAAAAAGCCTAAAGAATCTGCCTATGATTGGAGTTGGGCTCAATGGTTGATCAACATTATTGATCTGTCTGCAAGGGGTGACGTTGTTCACTACCAGCGTATTACCTAGGTTCAAATGGGAGCTCATACCTTCTAGCTGGGTATCGATCATGCCCTTGCTGATATTCTTGAGATTTGCACCCTGGGTAGTTGCCTTATAGCTATAAGGGTCTACCATGTACTTGACGGTCCCGTCGTTGGTGTACCTGTACTTTGAGTATGGATTTGTGTGTAGGTTAGGCTTTTTCAAAGTCAAGCTCCAGATCTTCCCCGAACGACTCGCCAAACTGTTCCTTAGCTATGCGAAGCTGTTCTTCCATCCATTTAACGTTCTCAGGATTCTTTGTAGGATCCTCTTTTGGAGCAGCTTCCTCGCTTGCGGCCTTAGCCTTAAGCTTGTCGCGCTCCTGCTTCTCTTTAAGCTCAGCGGCTTCCATCTGCTCAGCCCAGTCAAGGTTAGCTTGATCCTTAGCCACTTCACTGTCAAGCTCTTCTTCCTTCAAGCGCTCTTCTTCAGCTGCTCTACGCTCAACACGATCATAGAACTCGTACAGAAGGTCTGCGAGTGTGTAAGATTCGAGTAGCGGATCTTTCAAAGGACGGTTATACTGCCTGGACCACCAGCTCTTTAGAAAGAGTAGTAGCTGGCCTTCTTCGGTGAGTTCTGCGCGGGCGTTCTTGGCTGCAATGGCTCTTATTGAGTCTGCGATTCCGAGGTCGCTAATTCTTTGGGAGCTGCTAACTCCTTGACCTTCATTTTCCATTCATCCTCTGCATCCAAAACCTTGTTGTACAGGATTACTAGAGCGTTCTCGTCCTTGATCAAGCTGCCGCCCTGCGATTGCTTCCACCACTCAGGTCCGTCAATAACTTTTGCTCTCAGGTTTGCGAAGATCTCCGCAAGTCCTACAAGATCAGCTGATGGGTTTGGGTAGCTACCTAGCAAGCGACTCTTCTCAAGCTCCATGGCATGTTTCTGGCCCATGGTGAGAATGCAGCGAACAGTAAACTGTCCATCATACTTCTTGTAAGTCGTATCTCCCAAGACATCAACTTCAAACTGTGATTCGTTCTTTGGTAGTTCCATCTATTAAACCTCGAGGACTATTATACCCTTTAGATCTTAGGGAAAGGATTCGTAGTAGTACCGCCACCAGTTAGTGATCCAGGGATACCGGCAGGACCGGTAGAACCAAGAAGACGACTAGGCGCTGGAGGTGGTGAACCAGGCGAACTTGTAGGTGAAGTTGGAGCTGGCGAATCGTAGTTGTTCGATGGAGCTGGGCTCTTCTCGTCGATGAAGCCGATAGCTCTCCATCTCAAGGTTACCTGAGATAGCGAGTCAACTTTAAGCTCTTCAGAGCGTGTAACTATAACTGCCTTGTCGGTAGCAAAGATGATCTGGTTAGTTGCAGAGTCTCTTGCCTCGATGGATACGTAAGGTGCGAACAAGAATGATAGAACATCGGGTTGCCATCCTTGAGTACCAGCGCTTGTACCAGGAACGTGGAGTGCTGAGATGCTTCCATCTACGCTAACCCTTTGAGGAGCAAGCTCGTAGGAAAGATAGTCGTCAACTGTGTTGATCTCTGTGTAGGTTGTATTAATATTCCAGGTAATAGCAAAGGCAAAACCAACGAGCTTCCCGTTGATCTTGAGCGTGCAGCGAGCGCCGCTCATGAACTTTGCATTTGGTCTGGTAGAGAATATGCCGGCTACATTACCAGCAATGTTGTTTACTAGATTCTCTGCAAAACCCGGTGTATTGTCAAAACCTGTGCCTGCCATAAATTATGAATTCTGCTGTCCTGTGCCAGATGCGTTTGCTTGATATGCATCACCGTCTACGTAGAGAGCGACAAACTCAAACCTGTCCAAACCTGGACTTCTCTTATTCAAACTAAAATCTGCTCTAGTTATACGAGCACTTCTAACCTTGATAACACCGAGTGGATCGCCGTTAGGTTGCTTCTGATAAACTTCGATATCGAACGTTGTACCCTGTGAGTATGTACTTGGGTCAAGAGCTTCGTTAGCTCTACCGTCTGTACCACCGGATAATGGATTACCTAGGACTGATGGGAGATTGCTGAGTACTCCGCCGCCCCATACGCTGCCCCAGTTACCAACGCCGTTACCGGCATCGCTTGGGCTTACGCCGTTTGGTGGAGTCCCACCGATGTTGGCTTCTGCATTGTGGACGTACCTGATGATCGAGAAACCGCCCGCAACGTTGTATCCTAGGGGCTCAACTGAGACGCCCTCGTACATGCCGAGAACCTTTGGGGTCTGATGCATGATCTGAACGGAGCACGTGAAATCTGAGCAGAAGGCAACAGTCTTGCCGTTCAGCTTGATCTTAGCATTTGCTCCTGTAACGAAAAAGGGTCTTACACCAGCCATATGTAAATTATAAGTTGAAAGGGGTTAACTTAAAATAAAAGGGACAGCCCTTGCGAGCTGTCCCCAGTATTGACTTAATTGAACTAAAGAGCTTAGCTGAGGTCGACGTCGCCCGAAGAACCAGCTTGAAACGAATCATCATAGCCAAGGATGCCTACGAAGCTTAGTCTGTCAACAAGGATTCCTCTCTTGTTGATACCAGCCGTCTTGCGGTTGAAGCGGCAGTCGGTGATGGTGATAACAGCACCGCTTGTTGGAGCACCTGCGTTAGTCTCTGCTGGAGACGTAGTAGCTGGGTTTCCAGAAGCAATCTTCTGATAGACGTTCAAGTCCCATGTTTGCGAGATAAGCATATTCGCTGGGTTGATTTCGTCTGCACCGTTTCCACCGGTCTTGAAGTTAACGTTACCTAGACCGTTGCCGTTCACTGCAGCACCAGCCATGTTGTTAGCATTTGCGATGCCTGTGTAACGAACTACGCTCAGCTCACCACTCACAGAGTAGTTAACTGGTTCGTTCGACACTGCTTCGTAACGGCCCATGGTTTCGATAGGAACTGTGTCCACGACCACTGCGTACGATACGTCTGAAGCGTATGCGAAGGTTACACCACCTGCGGTGATCTTAGCATTTGCGCCTGTAATAAATGAGGGTACTTTACCTGCCATATTTTCATCCTTGCCAGTTCGGTTCTGGCCTACCTAGAATTTAACTCCACAACATTGTGGATTAACTTAAAGATACCATGTCCTGAGTTAAACAAAAAGAAAGGCCCCAGTAGGTTTCCCTACCAGGGCCCGCATCATACCACCGGAGTGATATGAGGACTATTACGCAGTTGACGAAGCTCTTTGTAGAGTGATCGTCGCCAAGATGAAGTCGATACCTTCGACGAGCTTCACTACAACAGAGATGTTGATGGTGTTGCCGACGATCTGTACGACGAGCTGCTTGTAGCCGTTAGGAGCATCAGTGGTCGAAACCGTGATGCCTTGAGCTAGGTAGCTTGACAAGATAGCGTCGCAGGTGCTCTTAACTTCAGCAGCAGAGACCGTGTTCTTAGCACCGACATAGATGTTCTCAAGTTGACTACGTAGGTCAAATGCGAGAACGTCAGCAGCGTACTGAACGTGAGCTCTGTTGTATACCCAGTTTGCATCAGCACCGTAGGTCGTGTTATCGAGCACTAGGCGGAAGCCACCAGTCTGAGGATGTTCCCAGAAGGTGATACCGTTCTGGATTGCATCATCGTACTGAGTGCCTGGGTTAAAGCCCTGAACAATCTGAGCTTCTGGAGTGTTCATAGACTGTGCAGTCTGACGAATTCCAGAGGTGTTGAAGAACTTGAAGGTCATTGGAGTTCCAACTGGGGAACCGCCACGAGCACCAGCGAGCAAGCAAGCGCCAGCCCATGGTTGGAACCATTGGATCTGACCAAGCGAGTTAACTTGCTTGATATCCTGGATGACAAGCTGGATACGCGAGTCAGCCAAGTTCTGGGCTTCAATCTTACAGTTGTTGTATGTGTCCTTCATCGACAAGTAGCCTTGACGCTCAGACTTCTCCTTAGTGGTTGCCATCAAGCTGAGGTGTGTCTTAACAGCTTGGTGAATACCGAGGATGGTGTAGTTTGAGCTTGGATCAGTGAGGCTGTCAGCAGCATCTGCAGAAGCGTCTCTCGAGAAGAGAGGCACAACAGAGTTGACGCGGATGGACTGAAACTGAGCAAGGGCATTGACGATGTCAGCTGTGTTAGTTCCACCGAGCGTTCCGCCAGCAAGGTAAGTTGCTGGTTGTGGGTCTGGAAGACCTACAACGCCTGGGTTGCTCAAGCTTACATTGCTTGAGTTGAGGAAGAACTGTTGAACTGCCGAAGCGTCGTTCTTGATCTGGGCTGGTTGCGAACCTGCAGAGCCGTTAGCTCCGAGGGCAGTAACTTCGTCCAAGATGCTAGGAGACATCTGACCGAACAATGTGCTGGTTAACGTTGCGCTCCAGTTTCCACCGGTGCTTGCGTTGATATAAGCAACGAGGGCACTTAGTGATGGGAAGTTCGCGAGGGTGATCGTGTACTCATGTGCAGAGTTGTTGATCAAGAACATCTGAGTAGCATTGATCGTTACTTGAGGAGCAACGCCGCCGTTTCTTCCGATGTCTAGAACAATCTGACCACCGACAGTAGCAGACTCTTGAACGAGCGTGCCATTGTTATTGATCGTGATAACTGCCATGTCTTCAGTCTCAGACACATATAGAGCAGCTGGAATGTTGACTGCAGCAAGCATCGTTCCACCGAGAAGCTGGAAGTTCTTGCCGTAGCCGTCGCGTTGTGAGTTAGATCCAAGCGCTTGAGCAATGTTGAGACTTGCTGCAGCGTTAGTTCCAGATGCGATGAACGACATTCCCGAAGGAAGGCCGAGCGACCAGTTGCTTCCGTTAGCGAGAGCAGCATTCAATGCTGAGATCGTTACCACTGGGGTAGGAAGAGTGAAGGTGTTGTCAAGCGAAGAAGCAGCTCCTTGGATACGAAGCTCGAACGACAATCCGCCGCCGCCTTCGATTGCACCTGGTGGGAAACCAGTAACAGAAGTACCTGGGCTTACGCCTACGCTTCCGTCAACAACCGTTGCGCCGGTGTTGGTTACAGCTGAAGCGCCCAAGACGCCGTATGCGCCTGCAGAACCAAGAAGACTTCCTGATTCAGCATTGATGTTGCTTGCTACGCTGATAGTGACTGCGCCGTTAAGAGCAATCAAGCTACCGTTGATCGTGCCGCCGCCAACAGTGATGCTGGTGTTAGCAATGATGTTACCGTTGAAGGTTTGAGCAGCACCGAGTGTTGCAGAACTTCCTACTTGGAAGTAGACGTTAGCAGCAGTAGCACCACCCGTTAATGCGATGATAGCGCCTGCGCCAGTGGTAAGAGTGCTTCCGATCTGGAAGTAGTAATTACCTGCGCCGTTCAAGGTGAGTGTAGCTGCAGCAGAGAGTGACATAGCTCCTGCAGAGGTATACACACCAGGAGTAAGAGTCAAGCCGTCAAGAACGTTTTCACTGGTGCCTGCACCCATTGCTACGATGCTGTTGTAAGCACTGTGAGCCGCAGCTTGAGCTGCGATTGCAGATGCGTCATTCAAGTGAGGCAGAGATCCGCCGGACACAGAGAATGGAGGACTGGTGAGGTCGAATGGAGCCGTTGAAGATACCTGAGCTACTTGAGCTGGTACAGCGACATCGGTGTACGTGATCTGATTTCCGTTTTGTCCGTAAACAACAGAGTCAAGAACTCCGTAGTTGTTTGGCAGAGTAAGCGAAGACAGAGTAGATTCGTTAGTCTTATAGATGTAGACAGACTGAGCTCCACCTGGGATAGCTCCGTCAGCTGCTGGTGCGAACAAGAAGTTGCATGCATCAACTAGAGGACCGCTTCCATAAAGTGAGCGAATAGCTGGAAGTTGATCTGGTGAGAAGACATTGAGCGAGATGTCTGGGATCGTAGAACCTGGAGGTCCTGCGGTCGATTCACCGAAGATTGCGACCAATCCAGTTGGTCCGACAGGGAAGCCGCCGCCGAGGTCGATTAATTCCTCGGAGTAAGCACCTGGCTTATAAATTGTAGCTCCGTTAAACGTTACATTGATTGCCATGGCAATTCTCCTAAGTCAGTTAAGTCAATACTAATTATAACATGGTGCTATAGTTAGTTACTTCAGTTTCACGCCGTACTTCTTGAGTGCCTCGTTGTACGATTGTGCAGGCTCTTTCAAAGACAGTCCTCTTGCACGGAATTCTGCTTTAATGATCTCCTTATGATGCTGTGAAGGAATCTTCTTCTCGTTCATAGCCCACCAAGCATCAAAATCAAGCTTCATAGGCTGAACAGCAGGAGCCAGCAAAGGTGCTGGTGCTGCCGCTATCGGCTTAGGCGCTTCCTGCACTGGTGCTTTACGTGCATCTTGATATCTTTTAGCCATACTTAACTCCTTGTTTAATATTAACTCGCCTCAGCGGTTAAATGTTCTCGTCATCAGGTTCTAGGTAAGGGTCGTATAAGCCACACTCACCCTCTTCTACGTGATCTGCTATGATGCCCTTATTTGCTCTTCTATCAACTGTACGTGGATCCACATCCAGGCTAGTAGCTATGTCGCAAGATACTGGGCCCTGTATAGAAGGATCTACGTTGACTTCACAGATTTCCTTTAGAGGATCCGCGTGCCAGAAATTCTGAGTCGTACATCTGAACCTTACCCACCTAGTCCAGATATTGTTGTTTGACTTATCTGCATCCTTACTGTAGTCAGAGGCGCTGTAAGTCTGTAACTTCAAACCCCACTTATGGGCTAGTAGTTTATACTTAAATAAGATGTAGCTCACTATGTAGTATAGCCAAATAACATGGTCACCACCACGGGTAACATGAATACCAACATCAACCATCACTGTAAATACACCTGTGCCTATCTCAGAGTCGGGTCCAACTTCGGCCAGGTCATTTAAAGCAGCTTTTGACTCATCCTCAGTTTCGTTAGCAAGGTGAATACTGATACATGGGATCTTCTGGGCATTAAAGCTCCAAGCTTGAACCACTGGAATCTTGGTTGTAGAGAACCATTCCCAGATCTGATCCCTGTAAGCGGGACCAAAGTCTGAGTTAAGTTCAGGGTCGGCAAACTGTAGGAATAGGTCATCAAAGGCTGGCTTGTTAGCTCTCAACTCCTTGATACCGAAATCAATCAGTTTCCTTACGACTACTTCAGGCATTACGAAAGGCATTAGAAACCCTCCTCGTATGACCTGACGATGTCTCTTATCTTGGCATCCATCGTGTCTTGTAGCTCTTTGTTAAGAGTGGTTACTTCGTTAGTGAAATCTTTAGTCTTAGCTGGTCTGACCCACTGCTGATTAGGATCTTGCTTACTTGTTGCAGTACGGAATTGGACGCTTCCTCTTGATCCTGTAGGTGAGATAGCGGCGTATTGTCTCTTAGCATTCTCGGCACGCTCAGCATTGATCTGCTTGGCGGCATCGTAGATGTTAGTAGAAACCTTTGGTCTCTCTCTGCCAGTAGCCCCGACAGGAATAACCTTATAAACACCAGACCCATCTTTCATGGGCTTAGCGTTGGTGAGAAGTCTGTTCAACATTGGATATGGCGGTTCACTGAACTCTAGGTTGCCAGACTCGGTACCGATCTCCATGCTGCCGGGATCTAGCTTCAAGTCATTGATAAACTCTGGGGATCTCTGCTCAACACCTGCCTCGATGGCAAGCTCCATTGCAGATGCTCCCTGCTCGTCGAATGCGTCAGAGATTTCTCTTCTAGCTTTGCTTACGATTATCTCGATAACTCTACCGTCTAAACCTTTGTTTCTTAGGTTTACCCTCAAGCGCTCGAGCTCGAATAGTATGTTAGCCATTAGGCTTGTCCGCCTTCTTTATAGCTCTGGCGCGCATGTCCTTAAGGAAGTTCTCTTTCTCAAGATCTTGCCAGTCCTGGGCAAAAGAGATGGTGATCTTTCCGTTAGGGGAGATTTCAATCTTTGGCTTGGTGAGGTAGGAGTAGTACTCATCGTGAACTCGGTCTTTATTAGCTGGGTTTGCTGAGAAGGCTTCAACGACTTGTGGTCCTTTGCCTACGTTATCAATCTTGTCTTGTAACTCGCGAAGCTTGGATTCTAACTCATCAATGTCTTTGCCTACTGCCTGAGCAAGGGAGTTATGCTTGCCAGTAAGGTCATGCATCACTTCTTCAAGCTTATCGAAAAGCTTCATGATGCGGGCTTCAACTTGTTGAAGATCTACAGCCATACCGTTACGAAGCGTCTCGCGGATGGTTTCCATCTCCTCGTAGATCTCGCCGATGTTGTGTCTCTTATAGTTGTCGATTAGCTCGTTAAGTCCGCCGTGAATGGCGTCGTCAGGAAGGTTCTTGTCGTCTAGAAGGTGTAGTTCCTTCTCGTCTTCTGGCATGTACCATTCGAAGACGCTCATCAGAGCTGCAGTGAGCTCAGGAAGAGACTTGTTAGTAAATTGATAGACAGTCTTATGTCCGTCGTTCACTCTTCCGGAGTAGACGTCGCTCATGTGTCTTCTAATGCTTAGAATATGTGTGTCAATGTGGACTTCCTTGAAATCCTCATCTTCCATACCGTCAACAACCCTGCGAAGGGTTCTGAACATGCCGTTGCCGACTAGTCTCAGTGCGTCGCCGTGAGTAACTTCAAATACAGCATCAGCCTTCTGGCGGATGATGTTCTTCTCGAGGGCTTCCAAAGCAATCATCCCCTTCAGGGACTTGCCGAAACGCTTGCCTACAAAATCTTTGAGTGGTTGTTTGCAACAGTCACGAAGCTCATCCCAAGGAATCTGGTCAAGTTCATACCATTTCCAATCTGTCATTGACTCATGTCCGTCATCTGACTTGGTGCTCTTAGGCTTGCCACTTACGATCTCTGCTAGATACACTACCGTATTGTTATTATTGGTCGTGCCTCTCCAGATCTCATCCGTGATGCGACCAACGATGGTGGATTCTTCGTTTAATTCTCTTAATGCTGCTTGATCAAAACTTTCATTGGCTTCTAGGTGTCCACCAGGGAAAGCCTTGCCGCCTTTGTTGTGTTCGCCTAACAGGATCCTGTTGTTGGAGTCCATCACCATACAAGCCGCGCAGTTGCCGCGCTCCTTCTTGCTAAGGTATTCTTCAAAGGCCTTCTTCAGGTCCTTCTTGGACTTCTTCCTCTTGATACGATCTTCTTTGGTCTTCTCTTTGGCGCGCTTGTGATGCTCTTCGCCCCACGTACCGCCCCTATCGTTATGCTTGGATTCAGCTGCACCCTCACCAGGTGACGTATACTTGGCTGCTACAGACTTTGGGGGACGACCACGCGGACCGTCCTTCACGTTACCGTGGACGATCGCCATCATCATTCTGTATTGACGTCTACTTACTGCTTGAGGCATAAGTTAAAGCCAGCTCCAATCCATTACTGATCCATTATAACTTAAGTTGGCAGTTAACATCAGGTTTTAACTAAGGTTTCAGCTGCAGTAGGCAGGAAATCTCTTCTTACAAGAACCTGCTGAGGAAGCCTACGAGCCGTCTTCTGACCGTTAACAAGTTCCTGTGTTACCCTGAGCTCGCGCAATGTCTGAACAACTAGATATACTGGGTTAGCATAGAACGACCATGTAAGAACCTCGCCATGACCTGTCATAGGATCGAAACCTGGTTGTCTGCCGTCTATCCAGACAATGTCGCCTGTTGCGTTGATGGTGAAATCAGTTCCCTGTGCGTAAGTTTTTAACACTGTTCCATTTTGCAAGATGGAGCTAACATAGTCAACCTTCTCGATAGGATATCTGAGCTGCTGAACGTTTCCAGGTCTTGGCTCATACTCCTTAAGTTCCCATAGTCTAACAGTGAAGTCAGGAACAGTGAGTTTGTCGAACGAATTGAAGTCAGCCTCAGTCCCATCAGGATACTCAGTTGGCAATGTAACAACTGCAGTACCGATTTCCCACACACCATGCGCTTCAAACGTCTTCTGGATAGAGTTGCCCGAGAAGGTTCCCCATATCTCTTGTGACGTATAGTACTGGAAGCCGTTGTTGTTACAGAACGGGCAGTTAGGTTGATGAGCATTGCTATCCAAGGTTAAGATGTTGGGGCATGGAGTTGCTTTAGCGTGGATAAGGCGAATACCACGGTTCTTAACCATGTCATCGAAGTTCCCACCACGGATGCTTGGATCCGGATTGTAGAAAGGCATCTCCGAGGGAGTGCTAGTCGGATAGTTTGGATAGATCTGATTTGGTTTGTCTTCGGCCATATGAGTCGACTTAACTCCTGTACTCTATTCTACCATCGGTAACATCTAATCGATGTGACTGTAGAATAGGATATAGGATTTCTGAATCTATGGATGGAGTACTGATATTAGAGCGCATAATTGCAGAAGAGGGCAACTGTTGCTGGGCGAGACCCGCTATCTGTAAGTCGTGTCCGCTGAGCCGCTTAGCTAGGTACGACAGCGGCGGATTCATGAGTTGCGTAGAAGCTCTGAATATAGATGGATTAAGTGAAGTAGAGGCCGATGCTAAATATAAAGAAGCTGCCATCAACAAGCTTGCAGAGCTCACACTTGATAACATCATCGAGAGCGACTGATGGCGCTTAACACCTCGGACAAGAACACTCTCGAAGAGATCGTTAAGCTAGATGGCCAATGTCTTGATTCCAAGAGATGCCAGAGATGTCCGTTTCGTGCTGCCTGCCTACCAGAATTCCTAAACCCCGTACCTCCAAGCCAACCCCAGCGTCTTAAGATGGCGCTAGATGTTCTTGCTCACCATTACCTGATCGACGACGAGTCGGGAGCAGACGAACATACCTGGGATAAAAAGTAGCCCCGTTAACTTAAGAAATGTTAAGATAGATATATAGTCATATCTATATGACTAGGCAAGGAGGAACAATGATCAACTATCTAGTATCGTTAGCTTTCTCCCTTGCGTTCTTGTACACCCTCACAAAAGGACGTTATATGGAAGGCCGCATCGATAAGATTGATGTTAAGCGCGATCGCCAGGAACTCATCAACCTCTATTACCGTATGGAGTTGAAAGCATTTATCCAGGCCCTTCTGTACACTCAAGGCGTGAAGTTTAGTATAAAGTCCTAATGTTCTACGACAAACTCACCATGGAAGAGGTTGCTAAGTTTTATAAACTACTCAACTTCCTCCGACGCCTCAGGATTATAGGGCACCTAGAAGCCCACACTGAGCAGGTCGAGAATGTCGTGTACGAGATGGAAGCTTACACCTTAGTCGACATGACTGACGCCAACTATAGAGTGGTGAAGGATAGCTATTCCTCTAGCAGGGAACGCATCAGTGCAGAGGATCTTCTTGAGAAACTGTATGGTAGACCTGCAGATGCCGTGTACAGGCGCAGCTAGTCTTTCTTGACGAAAGCTTTCTGATAAGACGCGAACATGTTTGGTGCCATGAATATCTGGTCTGGTGTACCGCTGTTGTTCTGTACCTGCCGTATCATGATCTTGAGTTTCTCAGAGGTCGTGACTTCAGCGCTTCTAATGCCTAGCTTGAATAGAAATTCTTTTAAGGTGACGATTGAGATTTCCCTCTCAAGCTGACTGGCTAAACCTATCATTCTTGGCAACTCGCTCACCATGGGATCTCCACATGTATGAGGATGAAGTCACGACCTCTGTTTGGACTCTCTAATCCTGCAGATGAGATGTGCTTGTAGTCTAACCCGATAATGTTGCCCTTGTTGTCTTTGACGCCGAGCAGCAAGTCTTGATTGAACTGGAAGATACCGCCAAGCTGGGTATCAGGACTAGTGATGCCACCTACACCCCACAGAGATCTCAACAATAGGTAACCTGGATTCACCTCAACACCGGTTGAGATGTTGCCGAAGCCAGAGCTACTCCTACCGCCTCCACCCTGATCTGCGAACACTCCACCCTCGTACTGATAGATGAACGGACCAAACCAGTCATCTTCGTATCCTAAAGAGAACAGCTTAGTCTCACCCCTACCGGTCTCAGCACTTCCGAATATGCCTAGACCATACTGACCAAAGGTTCCTGCTAACACTATCTTAGCGGTGAGCATCGCCATGACGACCGCACCTATGATAATCTTTCTCATGCTATCTTCACCCATCTACGACCGTCGAAGAGTTCGACCTTGTCTTTGAAAAACATTACTGACCCATGAGGGACTGGATAGTATTCAGCAGTCTTGATACCTAGCAAACCAAGGAAGCGAATCAGCCCGAACTTCTTGCTGGCATCCATATCCATAAAGCGAGTCCCCGTCACCATTGATTGTACGTAGCTGTTTGGATTCACAGCTGATCCTCGGGCGGCATGAAGTAGATGGTGTTGTGAGAGTCTTTATGAATGAGCGTTATGACGCCGCCCCAGTTGGCTTGTCCCTTTAGGATATTAAGCTTGAGCAATAGGTGCAGCAAGTGGTAGGTGCAGTTCTCGTGGCACACGTACTCCATCAGCGCCTTAGCTTCTCAACGCTATACTTGGTGCAGTAGACAAACTTCCTGTGAGTAGCTTCGATGGGACCTACCCTATCGACGTAGTACCTACGCTTATCTGGGTTTGCGCTGTCGTCATCCCTCTTGATGGTGCCGTAGCCTACGATGTATTGAAAGCGGATAGCACTACCGAACATGTTGTAGTGCTTGTTACCCCAAGGATCGTGCATCTTGCGGACGCTTCTAGATATTTTCATTGATCCTTCTTCATCGGCTTGTACTTGAGTAGATAGCGACTTACAGGTATGATCTGGGACTTTTTGAGGGCGTTGAAGTTCTCGAACTCGTGGCTAGACGATAGCATGATGTGGGTATTTACCCCAGGAACGTCGTTGAAGCCGTCAAAGTAGTGCCACTTAGCTTTGCCAGATTCCCCGTCAACCTTGTAGTCCTCGAATTTGCTAACCCCTAGATGGATATAGCGATAACGTCTTGGACGGCGGCGCGGCTTGTATTGCTGGCTCATCCTAGGATTATACTGACGTGGAAACGTAAGAGTCTTATGTGCAGATTAAGAAGCTATCTCCCGAATCTATTCTTAAGACTGCTATATTGCAATTAATTAACACAATCGCCCTCGTAACCTATTGAAATTACAGGGTCGAAAACTACCATTACTAGTTAATCTAACATAACGAAGTTTTAAGAACTGATTTCCGGTACGCGGGGTACAGTGGGCCCTCCCCGCCTAAGTCGGACTATAGTTACCAACCTTGACGTGCAAAGGTTGCTTCTAAGTGTCTCTTCCTGACAATGCCAAGCTTTCCAAGCAAGATGACCAGATTCATAGTGGAGCGCCATTGGCTGAGAGCTGGCTCAAGCATGTAGTTATAGTTGACTCCAAAATGTAAACTCTCAAGCGCTCGCTTGATCGGGTAGTTCTCAAGCTCTCGCACACTCTTCTCTGCATTCTCTTTATGTATATCAATCATACAGCTCTACTCTTG